GGGGTGGGCCAAGCGTCCCCCCCTTCTTTTTCTCGGGTCATTGGCATTGACCCTGGCGCATCAGGCGCTATTGCACTGCTCCTGAACGGTGTGCTGGTGTCAGTACACGATATGCCAACGGTCACTGTGGAGCGCAACAAGGCGCAGAAGCGTCAAGTCTGTCCCGCTGGCCTTGCACTCTTGATGCAGCAGCTCGCACCTCACCGGGCAACAGTCGAGAAGGTTGGAGCAATGCCTGGTCAGGGTGTCTCCTCAATGTTCAGCTTTGGGCGTTCGGTTGGCATCATCGAGGGAGTGCTTGCCGCCAAGCAGATACCTGTGACGTTTATCACACCGCAGAGTTGGCAGAAGTTGTCAGGTGCCGCCAAGGGTAAGGACGGATCACGGCAGCGGGTCATGGAGCTGTTCCCGAGGGAGGCGCATCTCTTTAGTAGGGTCAAGGACGATGGACGCGCTGACGCTGTTCTGATTGGCTTGTGGGGTGGTGTATGACTCTACAAGAAGACGACTGCAAAACCCTGAAGGCGCACATCCTCTGGCTGGGGACTGAGTTGGAGAAGTCTCGCGTTCAGTGCCGAGACAAGACTGAATTGCTGAAGCGGATGCTGGACCCGGAGGACTTGGGACACGCAGTAAGTAACGAGGTTCGCTCCAGCATCTACCAAATACTCATTGAAGATTCACACAACGAAAGAGACGCATGGAACAGATAAAACAGACACTGCTCAGACCAAGTGCTGCGGGACGGTGGATTGCTTGCCCCGCAAGCGTTCAGCTTTCAGCCAAGATGCCAAAGGGAGAGTCAGGAGCTGCAGCCCAGCGTGGGACTGCGATTCACTCTCTGTCGGAGTCGTGCTTTATGACCTCCAGCTTGCCAGAGGAGTGGCTAGGCGTGGAGGTGGAGGGTGTCAGGATGGATGAGGAGGCCATCACCTACGCTCGCAAGCACTTGGACTACATTGAGTGCGAGGAGAAGCGTTTGGGTAACGTATTCGTTGAGCAGTACGTCACTGCCCTAGACACGCATAACGTCCGAGTTGCGGGTACTGCTGATGTCCTGGGATGGAGTGATGACACTGGCGAATTCGTCATTGGTGACCTGAAGACAGGGCGGGGATACGTTGATGCTGACAGTGACCAGATGCGTATTTATGCACTTGGCGGGATGAAATTGGCAAAGAAGACATTTAAGACTGTGACAATGACCATCGTCCAGCCAGTGCATGGAGTCAACCGTAGTCACACCATGACAGTCTCTGAGTTGCTGCAGTGGGAGCGTAACGTTCTTATCCCTGCGGCACAGGCTGCAATGGCACCAGACCCCAAGGTAGTACCAAGTGAATCAGCTTGCCAGTGGTGTCCAGCCAGGGCTATCTGTCCAGCGCACATTGAAACCTTTACTGAGCTGGCTGAAGCAGCCTTACCGCAGGCACTCAGCAATGAGCAGTTGGCGTCCTACCTGAACCAAGTCTCCAAGGTTGAGGCATTCATCAAGGCATTGGAGACGTATGCCGTGAAGTGCATAAAGGACGGTGCAGCAGTACCAGGCTGGCAGATGGGGTCCAAGAAGTCAACGAGGAAGTGGACTGATGAGACTGAGGCTGTTGGTGCCTTGGTGCTGGCTGGACTCACTCAAGACCAAATCTATCCCAAAGAAATCATATCGCCAGCAGTTGCTGAGAAGCTGCTGAACGATAAAACGGTCACGGAAACCTTGACAACCAAGGTGTCCAGTGGACTCACCCTATGCCGAGCATTCGGCATTGGTGAGTAGTGTTAGTGTGTGTTTAATTCTTAACTCTCAACTCGGAAATCAAAATGCTAAATCTTTCAAGCAACGGCGGTGGGTCTTACATTCGTTTCATGGCGCAGACACGCCAATGGGAAAACAGCTCCAAGGAGTCAATCACATTGCCGCCAATGGTGATGGACATGGACTCTGTTCGTACTGGCTGGCTCCTGCTTGGTATTGGTCAGCGGGATTGGGTGGAGGACGAGTCCATTGGGAAGAAGGGCAAGCAGCCTTCTGCTGACCATAAGCGTGGCTTCAGTGTCAAACTGTTCTCTAAGCCTACGGGTGTCGTGGAGTGGTGTGCCTCTGGTGTTGGTGTCACCAAGGGCTTTGAGGCTATCTACAACGCCTGTGATGCACAGGCTGACCACAACCCAGGCAAGGTGCCAGTGATCAACTACGAGGGTGCAACTGCCCTCAAGATTGGCGCAGGTAATACGGCAATTCCCAATTTCAAACTGAAGAACTGGGTTAACCGTCCTGCGGCCTTAGATGCTGATGGTGAGGCTGTCTACGAGGAAGCCGCACCAGCACCAGCACCAGTACGTCAGGCAGCAAGGCCAGCTCCCAAGCCAGCGCCTGTAGTTGAGGATGACGAGGAAATGTTCAACTAAAATTTAAACGACAAAGGAACCCGGCCTGGTGCCGGGTTTTTTTGACCCTATGAAACAAGAACAATGGAATTTGCTCCTCATTTCACTTGCGCGTCGGGTGTACGAGCTGGAGCAGAGAATAAAAACACTGGAAACTGCACATGGATGCAAAACGGATTGCGGCGGCATTAGGACACTCAAGGCCCGCAGCAAAAGGACATTGGCTGGCGTCCTGCCCGGTCCTTGACCACGGACAGGGGAATGGGGACAAGAACCCATCACTGTCAGTCAGGGATGAGGACGGTAAGCTGCTGCTGAAGTGTCACGGTGGATGTTCGCAGCAGGACGTTTGGGCAGCGGTCAGGGACATGGGGCTGCTGCCTGAGACATCAGAGTGGGTGGAGCCTTTGGCTGGCATTGGCAAACGTCTCAATGGACACCATCCACCAACACCAACACCAAGGTTACCAGTACCTATTACACCTACTACACCAGTTCAGGTAGAACTAGAGCAGGAGTGGCTGTACGAGGATGAGTCTGGCGTCACCCAATTTGTCAAGCAACGGTTTCGCACTTCAGACGCCAAGGGTAAGACGTACAAGCTGCTCAGAGTTATGTCTGACGGAACCCGGCAGGCGTCAATGTCGGGTGCTAGGATCATCCCTTACCGCCTCGCTGATGTCTTGGCTGCTGGGTTTTACAGCAAGCCAATATTCATTTGTGAGGGTGAGAAGGCGGCTGATGCTTTGGCATCACTTGGCGTCTTTGTTTGTACGTCTCACACTGGTGCTGGGAGTTGGCCTGCCGCCAACAGCACTTGGTTTAAGGACTTAGCGGTGGTGCTAGTACCAGACAATGACGCACCAGGCTATCGTTATGCATCCTTGGTAGCGGCTGCACTTCTTCCCATTGCCAAGAGTGTTCGACTCTTGGCGTTACCCGTGGGGCATACGGAGGATGCGTTTGAGTGGGTGGCGGCTGGCGGTGATAAGTCTGGCCTGATGGCACTGTGCAAGGGGTTGGAGCCTATCTCTGACGCCTCAGAGATTGTTTATCTCCCACCACCAGCAGAAGAAGAAGACTCTGAGCCAGACGCCGAGGAACTGGAGCCAGAGCCAGCACTAGAGCCAGAGCCAATCGAAAGTAAGATTCTGATTGAGGAGTGGGACACGATCCAAGACGAGCCAGTGGAGTGGTTGATTCAGGACGTCCTACCTCGAAAGGGTTTCAGCGCCTTGTTTGGACCGCCAGGTTCGTTCAAGTCTTTCGTGGCCTTGGACATTGCTCATTGTGTGGCTACGGGTACAGCTTGGATGGGCAAGGAAGTGTCAACGCCAGGGGCCGTGCTTTACATCTGTGGTGAGGGGCATGGAGGCATTGGTGCAAGGATTAAGGCACTGCGGGTGCATCACAAGACTGAGCCTGGAGCACCAGTCTATGTCATCAGGCACCAACTCAACCTTCGCTCATCAAAGGAAGACGTACAGCAGCTCCAGCTTGCCATCACCAACCTGGTGGCAAGGACTCAGGTCAGGTTTGAGCTGGTGCAGGTGGACACCTTGGCTAGAGCGTTTGGCGGTGGTAATGAGAATGACTCCTCGGACATGGGGTCGTTCATTGCCTCGCTATCAAAGATTCAGCGGCTGTTGGACTGTGCATTGCAGATCGTCCACCACGTTGGTAAGGATGTCACCAAGGGACTGAGGGGTCACAGTTCATTGCTTGGTGCTTTAGATACTGAGTTGGAACTCCAACGTATTAATGATGGTCTACAAGATAATAATATTGCTGGCGCTGGTAATATAACTATTACTAAGCAGAAGGATGGAAGTGACGGTGCTAAGTATGGATTTCGTATGGTCAAGGTTGACTTAGATAATACTAATTTAGGGTTTGAATCTACTCAGAGTTTGGCGGTTGAGGCTACGGATGTGGCTGTAAATGTGCAGCCAGTTGGCCTGAAAAGGACGGGTCAGGGTAAGCACCAGGGCAAGGCAATGGCTGCTTTTGTGGAGTCAATCAGGGAAACTGATCGCATTCAGTCCACCAAGTTTGGTCAAAAGAAGGTGACTTTGGTGTCTCTTTGGCGTGAAAAAGTGTGGCGTGGGTTGGGTAAGACGGGTGAGGTAAAGGGTAGAGACATCGAATTTAAGGCGGCTTGGAGGGCTGCAACCAACCTTGAGGGTGTGACGTTGGACGGTGATTTTGCGTTCTTCACCACCAAGTTTAACGAGAAAGAGCACTTTTAAGGTGTTCACAAATGGGAACAAATGGGGAACAAATGGTAGACGATTTATGAACAGGAAAGTGTTCACAAATGGGGGCAAGGGTATAACACTTGCCCATTTGTGAACAGTTGGGTAGGTGTTTTGGGGTGGGAACAAATGGAAGGGGAACAAATGGCAAAAGGTAAAACATTGGTGGTGGAGGCTAGTCGCTATCCGTTGGATGAGTTCAAGGTGAAGGCTGAGTCTTTGGTGGCTAGGTTGGAGCGGGTGAAGAATGACCATGAGGCTAGGTGGGGAATTAGGCGCATTGAGATGCTGGTGGATTCCAGCTTGAGGTTGAAGCTGGAGCAGCAGATGGAGAGGGTCTTCAATGCACAGAAGGAGAGGGACATCGAGAAGATGGAGAAGGCGGTCAACGGGATGGTCAAGGGGTTTGGTGTTCTTGACCAGTGGGCATTAGATAATAATATTGAGCAGCCGAGTATTAATGCAGTGGAGTGGGTTATGCAGGACAAGAGTGTGATGGTGGTGGTCCAGACTCACGCTGATGCAATATATTATCAACAGTTTCGGCCTGATGTTGGTAATAGGCATATATGGTCAATGGAGGAGTTAGAGTTATTATTGCAGTCAGATATTATTAAGGATATTATTAAGGCAAAGGCGTTACTACCAGGCACAAGGATGGTACAGGTGACGCCAGGTGGTAAGACAGGGTTTGATGACTGGCCTGATGCTGACGTTGACCTGAGTGGGGGAATCAAGGAGCCTTTGTTCAACTTTGAACACGCAAGGATGATGGGTGGCGTTAGGAGCCGTTAAAATCGACTCAGGTGGCATCAAAGGTACAGAGTGGTACTTGGGGTGCTTGGTTCAACGATAGACGATTGTGGAGCGTTTAAAGATGTATGTGAAGCGGAAGGCAGACATCGCCATGCTGGAGTCAATCGACAAGGAAATCGTCTTTTCGATGATCGAGGTGGGTAAGTCAATTGCTAATGTCTGCATTGAATTGGGCATTAGCAAGCGTGCGCTTGAGACTTGGATTGAAGATAACGGTTATGAGCCGGATATACTACGCGCACGCGTGCGTGCTGCCGATATGATGGCTTGCGAGACTGTGGAGATAGCCGACACCATCTCCGACGATAACCCGAGCAAGCCGATGCACCGCATCAGGACGCGCCAATGGCTCGCCGAGAGGTGGGACGCGAAGACGTACGGCGCGAAACAGGCAGCGGTGACGGTCAACATAGGCAACCTGCGCCTGGACGCCTTGCGCCAGCTCGAAGTTGTCGAAGACTTATCCACAGGTGAAACGTAGACTTTCCAGCTCTATCCTGTGGATAACTACAGGATATGGCTAAAGTGTCTGTATAGCCTGTGGATAAGGCATTTGCTTGTTAACATAATGGACATAGTATTAAGCATTCGGTGCATAACTGCTGTTTCCGTATGTTTTACGCAACATGGTGAGTCCAGGCGCTGGCGGCTCCAGCCTGCCGCGCCAGCCGGGTGACCCCCCCCGTCAGCGCCAACGGCGGGGG